TGAAGAAGGTTCATACGAAGCAAACTTACTCTCCTTGCCGGAAATGCAGAAGCGTCAGTTGCTGGAAGGGGATTGGGCCATTGCAGAAGGAGCCGCATTTAAGGAGTTTAAATATTCTGATCATGTGATAGAGCCATTTGAAATACCGCACACTTGGCGCAGGTTTAGATCCTGCGACTTTGGTTATTCTTCCTTTAGTGCCGTCCATTGGTTTGCCATTGACCCAGCGTATGACACTCTGTATGTATACAGAGAGTTGTATGTGTCTCAGTTTACTGCTAAAGAATTAGCTGCAGAGATTTTAGAACTTGAACAAGGCGAATCAATATCATATGGCGTACTGGACTCTTCCTGCTGGCACAATCGCGGCCAGATTGGCCCCAGTATTGCGGAAGAAATGATCTCTATGGGCTGCCGCTGGCGGCCATCAGATCGTACAAATGGCGCAAGAGTAGCGGGCCGCAATAGGTTGCATGAGCTACTTAGAGTCAGGGATGATGTAACAGAAATGCCGGGCATTGTTTTTTTCAATACGTGCCGCCAGATTATTGCGGATCTACCTGTAATACCTACAGATCCTAAAGGCACAGACGATATTGATCCGCGATTTAAATCAGACCATGCGTACGATTCCATACGGTACGCTGTTATGTCGCGCCCACGGGCGCTATCGCCATTTGAAGATTGGGATTCATCAGAAAGAGGCGCGTCTCGCAAAAGTTGGTCGCCCGCAAGCATTAGATTCGGATACTAAAGAAGTAAAGGTGTATTATGGCTATTATGTCCAGTTCTAACACAGAACAGATGCCGCCAGATAGTACGGATTCCCCTAATTCCATGTACTTGGATGAGGCGGATGATGATTATTATGCGCTGACGGATTGGGTACAGTCCAAGTTTAATAAATCAGACACTTGGCGCGAACAAGATGAACGCCGCTGGCTTAAAGCCTACCGCAATTACAGGGGCTTGTATGGCCCAGACGTTAAGTTTACGGAAAAAGAGAAATCTCAGGCATTCATCAAGGTCACAAAGACTAAAGTGCTGGCCGCGTACGCTCAAATTGTGGATGTACTTTTTGCGGGCGCTAAGTTTCCGGTAGGAGTAGATGTACCCAACGTGCCGTTAGGCGCAGAGGATTCCGTATATATTGATCCAAAGGAAGTAAAAGATCCTGCCAACAATAAAAATAATGTTATATCACGCGAAGAAATACGCCAGCGGCTAGGTCTGTATCAAAAAAGCCTGTCCAGAGTAGAAGATGACTCCATAAATAAAGGGCCGGGCCTGACAGCAACGGCATTTACGTTTGAGCCTGCCAAGGATACGGCGCGGGCAATGGAAAAACAAATACATGACCAACTAGAAGAGAGTAATGCCAGCACGCATTTGCGCAATTCCGTATTTGATATGGCTCTGTTTGGCACAGGCATTATTAAAGGGCCGTTTGCATACGACAAAGAGTATCCACATTGGTCAGAAGAAGGTGAATATTCCCCAGAATTTAGGACAATTCCTAAAATAGAAACTGTGTCTATCTGGAATTTTTACCCAGATCCTGACGCCAAGAGCATGGATGATGCTGAATTTGTTATTGAGCGCCACAGGATGAGCAGATCTCAACTTAGGGCACTTAAAAACAGGCCATTTTTTAGAGATGAAGCAATTGAAGAGGCTATAGATAAGGGCGTCAACTACACCCAGAAGTATTGGGAGCAGGCGCTAGAGGATCAGCAGACTTCATACCAGATCAATCGGTACGAAGTGCTGGAGTATTGGGGTGTGATAGATAAGAATCTGGCAGAAGAAGCAGATTTGGAGATCCCAGCGCAATATGATGATAGGGATCAAGTACAAATCAATGCTTGGGTCTGTAATGGGGAAATATTGCGCCTTGTACTTAATCCATTTACGCCTAGTAGGATTCCGTACCACTCTGTTCCGTACGAAGTAAATCCATATTCTTTCTTTGGCGTAGGCTTGGCCGAAAATATGGAAGACACCCAAGAGATTATGAATGGGTTCATGCGCATGGCAGTAGACAATGCGGCGCTTTCTTCCAATCTATTAATTGAAATAGATGAAACAAATCTTGTGTCAGGCCAAAGTTTAGATATATACCCCGGCAAAGTCTTCCGCCGACAGGCTGGCGCACCGGGCCAAGCTATTTTTGGTACTAAATTCCCTAATGTAACCAATGAATGCTTGATGATGTTTGATAAGGCTCGCCAGCTTACGGATGAGGCTACAGGTATGCCATCCTATGCGCACGGTATTAGCGGCGTAATGGGGGTAGGGCGCACTGCATCTGGCATGTCCATGCTAATGGGGGCAGCCGCACAGAATATCAAGGCTATTGTACGGAATATAGACGATTATTTGCTTGCGCCACTGGCTAAAGCGTTGTTTGCGTTCAACATGCAGTTCAATTTTGACCAAAAGTATGCGCAAGGCGCATTTGAAATTACAGCAAAAGGCACAGAGTCTCTAATGCGTAATGAAGTGCGGTCACAGCGGCTTCTACAGTTTATGCAGATGACGGCCAATCCAATTATGACGCCATTCGTTAAGTATGATTATATTTTGCGGGAACTGGCGGCATCTATGGACTTAAATGAGGACAAGATCCTTAATGACCCGCGTGAAGCAGCAATTCAAGCCACCTTGATGGCTAAGATTGCGGCCTTAATGCCGCCTCCTGTGCCTCAACAACAGCAAGCAGCACAGCCTGCAGGGGTACAAGGTGGCAGTATGTCGCCAGAGGCAGCAACTGAGCCGCCTGTGCCGCAAGAAGCAGGCTTTACTGGTGGTGGCGGTGGAAGTCCTCAAGCGGCAGCAGCAGTTCAGCAGGCCCAGCAGCAAAACATTTTACCTGTATAAAGAAGAAAGTAGCTAAGTACCGGAAATAACTTACATATATACAAAGAGAGGCTTGTATGACCCAAAAACAATGGCGCGACTTGTTGCCGTTAGTCAACAATGAAGATTTTTACCAGTTAATTCAGATGTATGCCAAGGAGCGCATAGAAATTTTGCGCAACCAGCTAGAGATGACTAAGGGGGATGACAATTTTTCTTTGGTGCAGGGCAAGCTTTTGGAAGCTAGGCTCTTATTGCTATTGCGAGAAACGGTAATCCAAAATGCCAAGTAATAATACTGTCTTAAATAGATTTTCCAACTCTCCAGACATTACTACTACTAGGGAGCAAGAAAGTTTTGATTTTTTGGATTTATTAGGGGGGCTGGCCTCTAAAGTATCCAAGAAAGGTAGTGCGGTATTTGATTTTGTATCTAGCCCAACTGAAACAGGTTTGGATGAACCCTATTATGATGACCAGAATAGGCTGGTGGTCAAAGAGCCTGTACAAAGAAAAATCAATTTTGATAATTGGTTTAAAGATTCCAAGGTTGTTGGTAAAGACGGCAAGCCTTTGATTGTGTACCACTCAGGGGATTTTGATGAAAATTTAAATCCTATATTTAATGATTCGCTTCAAGGCATTCATTTTGGCACAAAAGCGGCGGCGTACGACAGATATAGAGGTAAACCAACAGAAGACTTCGTACGAAATGCAGATGTGTACTACAGTGATAAAGAAGGTGGATGGGTGTGGGACAGTGACGGCCAAGAGTCTTTGACTTCTTTTGGCTCAGAAGAAATGGCACGGCAGGACTTGGATTCGGCGGCGTTGGAAGTAGAAGCTAATAGGGAAATAGACGAAGATCAATTTGAGCAAAACACTACAAAAGTGTTTTTGTCTATGCAAAACCCAAAATATACAAATATTGACGCTGGGTCTGATTGGAGTGAAGTAATTGAAAAGGCCAAAAAACAAGGCCATGATGGCATCATTTACACTAATAAGTACGAAGATCCGGGGTCTAAGTCCTATATTATTTTTGATTCCAAGCAAGCCAAATCCGTCAAAAACAAAGGTGGCTTTGACCCAGAAAACCCAGATATTTTGAGTTTTAAATCTATAGATGACAAAGACACTATTTCAGCAAATGAAGGAGGATTGATGGAAGCTACTGGTGACATGACAACCCAAGGCCGCGAAGTATTTAGGGAAGGCGAAGTACAATATTCTGAAAAGACCGTTACTTTTCAAATGAAAGACGGCAAGTGGGTTACAATTCCTTCTGTGGATAAAGAAGGCAATGAAATGCCGCAGGAAGCCCTAGAAAAATTTGTGGAGGAAAATGGCCCAGTAGATCCAGTTACAGGCGCAGAATTACCTACGTTTGATAGCGTAGAGCAAGCCACTGAGTACGCTGTACAAAGAAGCCAAGACCTAATGCCCCCAATGCCTACAACGCCTGCAGAAATGTATCATGGCGGCTTGATGGGCGGCAAAGAAGGTGCAGGCGAATGCGGCTGTGCGTCTTGCCAAATGAAAAAGATGATGAACTATGTACAAGAAGATATGTCTAGCATGTTCGCGCCACTTTCCGGCATGGGCATGGTGGGTATCGACCCTGTTTCGGGCAACGAAGTTCCGGCGGGTTCTGGCCCAGATAATGTTAGAGATGATATCCCTGCTGTGCTTAGTGATGGTGAGTATGTTGTACCTGCAGATGTTGTACGCTATCACGGGCTAAAGCACTTGGAACAGATGCGCCAAGAAGCCAAGATGGGCTTGATGGCCATGATGATGGAAGGGCAAATTCAAACCATTGAAGAAGAGGAGGAAGCATACAGCAAATCGGCTATGGAAGGCGAACAGGAAGTGGAACTATCCGAAGAAGACGCCGAAGATGGCGAAGGGTACGAAACTTACGAAACGCCGGAAGGAGTAGAAGTAGATCAGCCAGAAGTAAAAGTTACTTCAAGCGGCATGATGATGTTTAAGCCAGTAAAGAAACTGGCTTTTATGCGAACCTAACATAACAAAACTATTTATAGATATAGATATGGCTAAATACCAGAACGCTTACAGACAAGAAGAAAATGTCGGCACTGACACTACATATTCGCAGGATGTGGCAGTAGCTGAAGCAAATGACTCAGATAGCGAAGATGCTACCTTTAAGAAGCGCTACGGCGATTTGCGGCGCCACATGCAGCAAAGCATGGCGCAAAAAGACCAAGAACTTGCACAAATGCGAGCGCAACTAGATTCTGCGACACGCAAGCAGATCAAGTTCCCTAAGACCGAACAAGAAGTTGCAGAATGGGCTGCGCGGTACCCTGACGTAGCCAAAATTATTGACACAATTGCTCAGAAGCGGGCGCAAGAAGTGCTGCAAGTAGGCGAACAAAAACTAGAGCGTGTGCAGCAAC